ACGAAGCTTGGGAGGTATATGGGGAGGCGCGCTGCTGCTGTTCTGCTGGAAAAGAGGCTTCCGGTTATCCGGATTGTCCTCACAGCTCTTACGGCTCTGCGCGCCTTTAGGCTACCTGTTAAGGTAGACCTCTCGCCCATTACCTCTCCAGCAACCGTGGTTCTCCAACCTCAGTCTTACGCCCAGTACATTCAGCCATTTTGGAAGAAAGTAACTAGACGTAGGAAGGATGCTAGGCCGAATGATTGGTCGAGTTGTCATTTTACCCAGAAGGCAGGCCCTAATGGGCCTGCCCTCACCACCGCTTTCAGTGACCTTCTCGGGATCTCGGTTTATCCAGATCTCGTTAAGGACATTGGGACTGTGGGTGGTAAGACGCTCCATGATTTCATGGGGCGTCTCCTGGCTGAGGCACCTACTCTTTCTGAGCCTTCGTCGAAGTTCTTTGAACCTACTTCGAAGTGTATCAGGAAGGTAGTGGGGATCCCAGATAAGGAAGGTAAGACTCGTGCGATTGCTATCCTGGACTATTGGTCTCAGGAAGCACTGCGCGGTCTTCACTCTTTCCTATTTGGGATCCTCCGCGGCATCAACCAAGATATGACATTCGCACAAGGAGCATTCAAGGAGAAGGTTCTGTCCTGGGGTGAAAATGTTATTCTTCACTCTGTGGACCTGACTGCGGCAACTGATCGATTTCCAATTGATCTGATTGCTGATATCCTTGCATGGCAATGTGGTGTAGAGTATTCTGCAGCATGGAAGAGGATCATGGTTGACTACCCCTTTAGTGTTTCTCCGCGTAACTCCATTAGATATGCGGTTGGAAACCCTATGGGGGCTCAGTCTTCCTGGTCCTCCTTCACAGTGGCTCACCATTTCGTTATGTACTGGTGTTGTCGCGAGCTAAAGATTTCGTGGGAAACCGCAAAGTATGTCATCCTTGGTGATGATGTCCTTATCGGTGACTCCAACCTCGCTGCATGCTACCGGACTAAGCTTGACCTTATCGGAGTTCAGGTATCCCTTGCTAAAACTTACACATCTTCTCAGATTTGTGAGTTCGCAAAGAGATATCTGTTCCGTGGAGAGGAGGTTTCTCCTTTCCCCGTGTCCTCTGTCCTGGATCACATCGGAGAAGCATCGCTTCTTGTTGCGGTCCTGACTGGAGAACGCCGAAAGTCTCTTGAGCCAAAATCTGGAATCCCTGTGGCCATTGAGAATCTTTCTCTCGCTGTCGGAAAGTCCTACCGTCAGAGTAGACGGATGAGACAATTCGCAGCAGAGGCACTCCTGACAACAGAATTCCTCCAGGGAAGTATGGAGGCGGGGACTTATGTCCTTCGCCTTAACCACCCACTGGAGGATTCCTCGGCTGATTTTCTCCAGGCACATAACCTGGTGATTATCAACGAGTCCTGTCGTCGGATCGTGCTAGATTCTCTCCTAAAGCAAGACGTCGGTCTCGCTCCACTCCTTACAAAAGAGTGGTTCAAGGCCTTCGACCGCTTTAGAGGTGCACCTATTACTCGCCTAACCGTCCTTAATGATCTACCCGTCGCTCAAGTGGCTGTGAGATTCTCTCAAGTCCTTGAACGCTTCACCCTCGAGGGTTTCCGCGCCCTCAGAAGTGGAGAGTCTCT